GCCTTTGCCATACATACTACGCATCATTCCACCACCCATAGCTTTTTTACGGCTACCTTTTTTACCACCTGGTGTAATTTTTCCAGAGCATACTCCAGAAGCATACATGTTAGCATATGCAGACGGGTAAACTTTAAATTTACGTTTTGCTGCTGCTTTACCTTTTGGACAGAGTTTTGCCATTATTTTTTCTTCTTCATTTTAGCTTTTTTCTTTTTAGCCATTACAAACTTTTTTAATTGTGGCGGAATCTTCCCACCTTTTCTTGCTTCTACTCTTCCAAGATCTTTTGCACCTTTTCCGTCAGCAGCAAAAAAAGGAACTTTTTTTCCACCTTTGTTTACCATTTTTAATTTAGCCATTATTTTTTTCCTCCGTTTCTAAATATTTGTGTTCCCTTTATACCATATATGCTCGCAACTACAAGGATCCACAGGTTTGTGAACCATGATGGCAGCTGTGAAAACATCTCAAAAAACAATTTTACCTTATCCATCGCACTTGGGTCATCTGATATTACTGCCCAAGCAAGCACCAACACGGGCAAACTAAGAATTATCAAAACTGCCTCGTCTTTCCAATCTGATTGCCTAGCCTCTAACAATTTGCCCTGGTAAGCCTCCTCACCCTGAGCCATTTTTTGTGCATGCATTAGCTGGGCTTCTGACATAGCCATCTTTGTACGTTGTCGATTAGCGTATATCTTACTACCCGCAGACATCGCTAATTTAATAGCTGATAACCACATAATTAAAATAATTTAGCGTTTCTTTTTTTCTCTGGTAACATAGCTTTTTGGCCTCTAACCGCAAAAGTCTGTGTTTCTTGAGGGTTTGTCATCTCAATCTCAACACCACCAGTTTTAAAACCGTCTTTGTTGATAAATTTTGAGTGATTTACCTCTACTTTACCACCATCTTTTTCTTTTTTCATCTTTTTCTCCGTTTTTTATTTTTACCAGCCTCAGAAAGTGCAATAGCTAGTGCTTGTTTTCTAGATTTTACCTTCTTATCTGACTTACCAATGTTCAACTTACCTTTTTTGAACTCCTTCATAACCTTTTTAATCTTTTTTTCGCCTTTTGTCATCTAAATCTTAATTACTAGGTATAGTTTTACTTAAAATCGTCTTTTCAATAGAAGTGTCTGCACGTAAATTAGCCAATTCTTCGTTTTGTTCACGTTTTTCTTCTTGATTAATTTGATTCATCAAAGTTTTTAACCTATCTAACTCTAATCTATCCTTATCATCCTGACCTTTTCTAAAGTTTTCCATCTGTCTGATGTCTAACTCTCTAGATCTTAACTTCGCGATAGGATCATTATCAAATTGTGATGTAATTTTCTTCTCTTCTTTAGCAAAGTCTTCCATAATTTCAGCAACAACCTTCGCTTTATCAGATTCAAACTGTTGCATCATAGCAGGATCTTTTTCTAGCATCTGCATTCTATCTGCATACTCTAATTCTACCTGTTCTTGAGCCATCAAACTAATATGTTCTAAAATATTTTTATCTAATGCAGCCATAACCATAGGATTATTTCTTGCAATATTAGTTGACATAAAATTTAAGTGAGCAGACATGTGTGCTCTATGATCTTGACCACGCATTGCTTTAAAAGGTTTATTAGATAACGCATCAATATGTTCTAACGCTGGATCTTTTGGCCCTTGAGGTGCAGGTCTTGGTAAAATACGATCAATATTTTTTACACCTAACGCTTCATACATTTGACGATACGCATTATATAAATTATGCATTTGTGGTTGTGAACTAGCAAGTTGTAATTCTGTTTGCGCTAATGTAATTCTTTGTGTTTGTGAAAATATATTTGGATCTGCAACAGGAAGTATATCAACATTCTCGTTGAAGTCTTGCATCTTAACCATCCTCGAACCACCGACCACGTCATACGGATAAGCAGCAGGTAAGTATGTTGCAAAACATTTACCTAGTAATTCAAACTCTTGTTTTAAACCAACGTACATTCTTTTGTGAATAGCTGACATAACCCTCGAACCACGTTCCAATAATGCCATAGTTGTACCCACTGCACTTCTTTGATTACCATCACCAACTTGCATATCTGCAATACTCGCGAATCGTTGACCTGCTTGAACTACAACTCCCATTAGTTGAAGGAGCGTGGTTGATGGTTCCTTAAATGGTAAAGTCATAAACGCTTCTCTCAAATTACCACCTGGTGCATCTACATCTCTAAACTCACCTGGTTGTATTGATTGTGCATCATCTCTAATTCTTATACCACGCATCTTAAATCCTGCGGGTAAGTTTGATAAAGTCCCTGCATCTAACAGTTGTCGGAGGGCAGTGGTCGCTGTTCTTGATAAACCACCTATCATATGAATTAATCCAAAACCATAAAATCCTAAACCTGGTAAAAATTTAAAATGTACAAAGTAAGATATTTTCTTTTTAAGGTTATCGTTTGGTTGATAGTTTCTTCTAATAGATAAAACTTGTCTTGATGCTTCTTCAATAGTTACGATGTATGGAAGTTTGATTCCTGTTTCTGTTCCATCATCTAATCTATCTTCAAAACCTTCTAAATCTAAATTAACATGACACTCGATCAAAGTATAAATATTTTCATTTACAGTTCTTCTTTCACCTGCAAGTTCTTTTTCTTTTTTATCAACTTCTGTTTCTTGATTATATGTATCTGGTAATTCTACATCTCTATAGAAACCTGCAACTTGTTGTTTACGTAAATCGTTTTCAGAAACTTTAATTACATGCATAACAGCATCTGCATCATCTAATGAAGTAGCAGAGTATGGAACAACTAAATCATCTGCAGGCACAAATTTAGAAACTGCTCTACCTAATAAATCATCATAGTAAACTTTTTTAAAAGCAGAACCACTTAATGGTAAATAGAAAAGCATCTGATCAAACTCTGGTTCATACTCTTTCATTTTATACATGAGTTGATAGTTCATAAATTCTTGAACACGTTGTGATTGTTGTTCACGTTCTGAAGTTATTGCGCCAATAATTCTAGTTCTAACTGGGCCATCAGCTGGTAGTAATTCTTTATACGCTTGTGCTTGAAATTGTGTAACTGCTTCTGCAAGAACAGGGTGTGTTACTCCTGATGCACCTTTGAAAGGTTCACTTCTATTGTTATATTTAAATCCTAAAAGATCTAAACCTTCAATATAAGATTTTTCCCAATCTTGTCTTGATGCTCTGTAATCTGAATATTGTTTATTTAATTCTGAACCTAATGGTTGTAAAACTTCTTCTGGTAAAATTTCTGCTAAGTTATCAAAGTGATCTTCTGTGTTTGGTTGGTTAACTGCACCTGGTTCAAAATTAACTTCTGCTCCACCATCTTCTTTTTCAGTAACAGAGACTTCTCCAGGGTTAGGAATTGATTCTTGTTCCTGTAAAACTTCTACAGCTGCTTCCTCTGGTTTTTCTAATTCAATAGTTTTAGTTACTTCGTTTGGAAGTGCTTTGTCTATTTCTGCCATTAATTTTCTCCAATTTTACAGTTTTAACTTGTTTCGGTGGAACATTCAACCCTTGTGGTGTAGGCCCCCTTTTAGGCGGTACTGTATTTGTTAATTTTTTAACCATCAATAATAAATATGTTTTGACGAAGGTAAAGCACTATCTTCATAATCTTCAGGGTGATTTATAAGACCTCCTTCCCTAAATCGTTTGACAGCTTGTGTTGTGCTATCTACCAAATCGTCGTTTTCACCAAAAGGGAAAGCTGCGCATTCTTCTATAACCTCTTGAGCCCATTCTTCTCTTTTTGGAGCCCAGATACAACCGCTCTCAAAAAGAGGTGCAACTGAGTTTACTCTTGCATGTTTATCATTTCCTTTGCTTGGTGTAAAGGTAACAACTGGTATTCCCATTCTTCTAAGTTCAAAAGTTAGGGGTAATCCTGATGCTTTTGATTCAACAATAACTGTTTCAGGTTGCCAATATTTATACTGTTCTAATGCTAATCTACGTAATTCTGGAAACTCATATCTACCTTTTACACTATCTATTAGTATTAATTGTTTACCTTTATCCTCTAACGAAAACACACCCCATGTAGTAATAGCTGAGTAGTCTGCAGTTTCTTTTTTTAAAAAAGCTGTATCGTATGATTGTATGACATGTTCCAAAGGCGGTAGATCACTACTTTCCCAATTTTGCCACCATTCACGTTTTAGTATTGCACCTTCTTCTGAAGTAGGATTCTGCATCCATTGTGCATTCCATTTTTTTACACTTAGTGATGATTTAACTTTTTCTAATTCTTCTTTCTTCCAATAACCTGGCCACAAAGCACGACCCGATGGCATGATTGCAGGAAACTCTATTATCTCCCATTGATCAGAATTTTTACCCGACTGTGCTTTTAACAATTCTCCAGTCAAATCATTTTTAGACCAACGTGTCATAACCACGATTATCGCACCACCAGGCTGGAGACGTTGTCGGGGGCCTGATGTATACCACTCGTATGTTCTTTCAAAAGAATCTTTTGACAATACTGTTTGCTCAGAGTGTGGGTCGTCAATGATTAATAAATCAGCACCACGACCTGTAATCGCTCCGCCAACACCAGCAGCATAATATTCTCCGCCCTGTTGTGTTTGCCATTTACCAGCGGCCTTTGAATCTTCCTGTAACCTAGTTTTAAATACTTCATTGTACTCAGGTGAATCAATAATATTTTTTGCTTTACGACCAAACAAGATAGCAAGTTCTGAAGTGTGAGTTGTTTGAATTATTTTCAATTTTGGATTTACACCAACCATAAAAGCAGGAAGATACACTGACGAGAACTCAGACTTTGTATGCCTAGGTGGCATATTAATAATTAATCTTTTTAATTTACCCTGTGCTATCTCATTAAATTTTTTTGCAACTTCTTTATGATGGTAGCCTTCAATAAAATCAGGCCAAACATGTTTTACAAAAGATAAAAAATCTTTTTGGCATTTTTCAATTTTTAATTTTTCTTGCCATTGTAATAATGTTTTTTGAAACTCTTGCTTAACAGCGTCTGGTAATTTATCAAATTTTTCTATGTCTATCGCCATATGGAACCAAAAAGTTTTTCCCTCGTGTTTATAACTAAAACTTACACTATATACTGTATATTAGGATCCCTTTTGTCTTATGTATAATTTATATTTTTTAAAAGTTCAATTTTTAAAATCGTGTTGGTACCTCTATTGTTTTTATTTTTCTTGGTGGGGTTAGGGGGCGTGCTTTGCCCCGCCCTCACACCTAGTCTCGCCCAGCTATGCATATTCTGCATGTAGTAAATATGCAACACTTTGTACATTATGGTCGCACCCCCTACATATTGTGTATAAGTTATCCACAGCCACTAAAACCTTAAATTAGTTGTTGAATATAGATTTTACTGTGGTATTGTACCATACATGAAAGGAGGAAAGAATATTATGGCTACAAACGATAATAATACAGTTGATAGTACAGTTGTTTATCTAGTTGTTGAATCTTCTAAAAGATACAAATCTAGACCGTACATTAGTATATTTGAAAGTAAATCATTTACTAATTACAACTCAGCAAAACTAT